GCGGCGCGGAAGGCTCCCGGCAGGCCTCTGGTGGCTGGAAACACCGGATGAACGGCTGCCCGGAGGGACGTATGAGCCTACTGTCTGGAGGACATATGCCCTTTTCGGATGGTATGCTTGCGCACTCTACTGGCTCGGGTGGCGGAATCAGCTGCACGGGCTGGGGTTCAGCTTCCGCAAGCGCCTATCGGTGCCCTGGTCGCTGCGGAGGGGCTACTTTAGGAATGCTGAGGGCCTTTGGTGGGCACGGCTAGGCCTGGGACCCCTCCCTTTTGAGCTGAAGCTGGGCTGGAGGCAGTACATTGTGCAAGGGGAGCTGTGGGCCGTGCCCTGCTGTACGGTGACGAGGGTCTGACGCAGGGGGAAGGCACCACTTCCGGTGCACAGAAGACTGTAGCGGAGTTATTGAGGTGGATTACACGGGAGTAATCCGAGGCAATAACTCCAGTACAGCCTCCGAACGAAACCAAGGCGGATTACACCGTTGTAATCCGGGGCAATAATCGAGGCCAGCCCCCTCTACAGTAATAGAAAGGACAGTACAGTGAGCATCAAACGCGCATCCGTGGACGCACAGGAGACACAGGAACCTTCCTCCGTGACCCTGCCGACCTCTCCCGTCCCTCAGCCCCCCGCTTTCCTCATCATCAACCTGGAGGGGGCCATGCTGCACTACACTTCCGACCCTGCCGCAGCCCGGGCCTACGCGAACAGCGACGAAGATCTGGTGGTGGACCTGCGGCAAAACCCACCCGCCCAGCTGTACGGCGATGGGGATCAGGAGCCGGCCATGCCGCTGCCGATGGACACCGAGGACGCCGACCCGTCCGACCCCTCTACTGTACTGTAGTATACAGTATACAGTGTACGTTCCGAAGGAACGGCAAGCGAGCTCACCCACCAGTCTGCTCGCTCAGCCCTTCCTTCAGCCCTCCCCCTTCCTGCAATGTACACCACACACCTCAGCCACACACTTCACCAACCTCGGAACGTGTGTCCTAATACGGGTGGTTGGAGGGGGCGACGGAGGAGAATAGGCCGCACCAAAAAGGTGCACACTCCCCTCCCCTCGGGTTTACCCTGGCCCCCCCTCCGTCAGCCTCCCGCCCACCGCTCCCCCGCAGTCTTGCATGTATACACTGTATTACTGTCGCGCGAGGTTATCCGTGTGGATTACAATGGAGTAATCCGAGGGAATAATCCCCCACAGGCCCCCACATGCAAATCCAAATCCTCCGCCGCGATGGCAGCCTCGAAACCCGCGAAATTCTGCCAGGAAAAAAGCTCCACGGCCTGCGAATCCTCTCTGTCACCCTCAGCAAAAGCGACCTCCACCTCCTTCTGAACGATCAGCGCACCCAAGTGTGGGCCAATAGAGTTTTGCAGTCTGCATTCCACTCCCACGAGTGCAAACTGGAAGGCTCCTGCCCTCCCGAAAGTCCGACGAATCCTTCGCCAGACCTTTGACCTTTGACCCTCAACCTTACTTTTAGGAAAACTGAAATGTCCTTCGACGCACAATCCTTCCTCGACTCCGCTGTCGCCGGTTCCAACGACACCAAAATCACCCCAGTCCCCGTCGGCGAGTACACCGGTATCGTCAAGTCTGTCGCAGCTCGCCAGTGGTCCAGCAAAGACGGCACCAAGTCCGGCGTGACCCTCGACGTCACCTGGACCATCGAAGATGAAGCCGTCCGCCAGGAACTCAACCGCAAGGAAATCTCCTGCCGCCAGGGCATCATGCTCGACCTCACTTCCGCTGGCGGCCTGGACATGTCCAAGGGCATGAACGTCCAATTGGGCCGCCTGCGCGAAGCCACCGGCCTGAACGTCCCCGGCCAGCCCTTCTCCTTCACCATGCTGGTGGGCCAGGCCGCAAAGGTTAAGGTCAGCCATCGCGTGGACGGCGAGGACACCTACAGCGAGATCAAACAGGTCGGCGCACTGTAACCTGCTGGGAACATCTTCTTCCGAAAGGAAGTAAGATTGGGGGTCGGCGGGCGAAAGTCTACCGACCCTCTTTTTTCTGGAGGGGGTACGTTGCGGAGCAACGGTAAGCCAGTTCGGAACCCATGCTCTCCCTGGGGACCACTTCCGAGCCAACTGCCTTGCCGTTCAGCGTACCCTCTCCTCCTTCAGCCTTCAGCCCCCGTCCGAACGGCACTTGCCCGGAGTCCTCTGATGCAATCTCCCCTCTCCAGCCTCCTTGAGGCCCTCCTGAACATCCTGGTGGGGGCCGCGGTCAGCCTTCTGGCCCAACTCCTCATCTTCCCCCAGTATGGCCTCCATCCCAGTTTCAGCTCGAATCTGTGGATTACCTTCTGGTTCACCCTGGTGAGCCTCCTCCGCTCCTACTTTCTTCGCCGCTGGTTCAATCGGCGGATTATCCGTGCGGGTAATAGGGGCGCTAGGATCGCCGTTCGCTCCAATTGAGGGTGGAGTATGTCCTCCACCCAAAAACCGCCCACGCGGGCACGCCGGGGCCTTCCCGCCCCACTCTCCCTTTCCCTCAACCCCCAATCCAACGAAAAACCATGTCCTCTGCACTTCTCAGTGAAATTACAATCAAGCCCAACAGGCAGCGCCGCGAATTCGACGCCGAAGCCCTCGGGGAACTGGCCGACAGCATCCGCAAGGGACTGATGCATGCACCCGTGCTTCGCAGAGAGCAAGGGCGTTTGGTCCTGGTAGCCGGTGAGCGTCGGCTGAAGGCCATGCAAGAATTGTGGCTGCTCGGTGAAGGCGTCACTTACAATGGACAAGCCTACCCTGAAGGTAGAGTTCCTTATGTGGAACTTGGAGAACTGTCCGAACTCGAGGCTGAGGAGGCCGAGCTGGATGAGAACCTCAGGCGGAAGGACCTCACTTGGCAGGAGAGTGCGGCAGCAATGGCCCGACTGCATGCACTGCGAACGAAGCAGGCGCAGCTGAACGGCAAGACGCATACAGTTGCAGACACTGCCATCGAGGTAAAGGGGCGCAGCGATGGGTCCTTCCAGGAAACGGTTCGAAGGGAACTGATCGTTGCAAAGCACCTCACGAATCCTGAGGTGGCGAAGGCCAAGTCGACTGATGAGGCGTTTAAGATCCTCAGAAGGCAGGAGGAGGTTCGCAAGAATGTGGAGTTGGCACAGACTGTCGGCCAGACCTTCACCAAGAGCGTGCATCAGGTGCACAACATCGATTGCCGGAAGTGGATGCAGGGGACGGAGGAGACCTTCGATGTGATCCTGACCGATCCTCCGTATGGCATGGATGCTGATGCTTTCGGTGATTCCGGTGGCCGGATGCTGAACAATGACCACCGCTATAAGGACGACAAGGAGCACTTCGATCAGCTGATGGCAGAGTGGGTTCCCCTAACCTGGAAAGTGACGAAGCAGCAAGCGCACGCGTATGTCTTTTGCGACTTGGACAACTTCCACCAGCTGAAGCGGATGATGGAAAGTGTGGGCTGGTATGTCTTCCGCACACCGCTGATTCACCACAAGGGAGCGAATTCAGGGCGGGTGCCGCTGCCGACGGAAGGGCCCAGGAGAACCTATGAGCTGATCCTGTACGCGATCAAGGGGCACAAGCAGGTTACGGCAATCTACCCTGATGTGATTACGAGCCAGGGAGATCGCGGCTTCCTCATTGGGGCGCAGAAGCCGGTGGAGCTGTTTGTGGACCTGCTGAAGAGGAGTTGTCGGCCAGGGGATAGTGTGCTGGACTGCTTCGCCGGGAGTGGGACAATTCTGGAGGCAGCACACGAACTAAAGGTGAAGGCGACAGCGCTGGAGCTAAAACCCGAACACTATGGAATGTGCCTCACGAGGCTGCGAGAGCTCGATAAGCCGAGGGACACGAAGCTGGAGACGCAGTTGGGCATGGGAGGGGAACTGTCCGAGCTGATCCAGAAGGGGAAGCAGGAGTGGGCCATACAGAAGCAAGCCGAGCGGGCTGCCGGGGGTGCACGGTGAGGCAAAAGCTGCACATGATCGGCCCAAAAGGGGCCAGGGTGATGATCGTTGGGGATGTGCCCAATGATGCAGATTTTCAAAAGGGTGAACCTTTTATTGGTGGGGGTGGGTATGAACTGAGCAAGATGCTTCAGGAAGCTGGCACCTTTCGAGAAGAGGTGCTGATGCGCTATGTGGTGATGGAAGAGGGCTGGGGCAGTGTGGAAGAGCTCGTCGCACTGAAGAAGAAGGATGTGACAGGGGAGCATGTGCTCTATCGGGGGAAGCACGTCCTGCCCTGTGTGGTGGAGATGGTGGAGGAGCTGAAGGCGGCGATTGAAGAGGAGCGTCCAACAGTCGTCGTTCCGGTGGGGAACTTGGCACTCTGGGCTCTGACAGGAGAGTGGAGCGTGAGGAACTGGCGCAGCAGCTTGATGGAAAGTACGCTGGTGCCAGGGCAAAAGGTCATCCCCACACTGCCGCCGCTGGCCGTGATCGTGCAGTGGGGCATGCGGCCGATCGTGATCCATGATCTGAAGAGAGTGGTGAGGGAGAGTCAGTGGAGGGAAATTAAACGTGTGGATTACTCCTTTGTAATCCGCCCCGATTACCCCACCGCCATCGAATACCTGGCCAAGCTCATCCACGACAGCACTGTATGCTTCCACGAAACGGGGCAGCGGATGCAGATCGGCGGGGATATTGAGACGCGGGCAGGGCATATTGCCTGCATTGCCTTCGCCCGGTCGGAAAAGGAGGCCATTTGCATCCCCCTGATGTGTGTGGATAAGGCTGACGGCTACTGGACCGAGGCACAAGAGGCCTACCTGGTCTTTCTCATCTATCAGCTTTGCCAAACGGCTGAAATCGTGGGACAGAATTGGAACTACGATGCGCAGTACATCCTCCGCCATTGGCATTTTACATGCCCAGAGGTCCTCGATACGATGATCCAGCAGCACTCTTGCTTCAGCAACATGGAGAAGAGCCTCGCGTTTTTGAGCAGCATGTACTGCGATGACCATCTGTACTGGAAGGATGACAGGTCTGACTGGAAAGAGGAGGAGGGGGAAGAGCAATTCTGGCGGTACAACTGCACAGATGCGGTGCGAACCTTGGCCATCAGCCGAGTCTTGCGGAAGATCATTCCGGCGCTGAACCTCGAGCCGGTCAACGCCTTCCAGCAGTCTCTCGCCCCAACAGTCCTGCGGACTATGGACAAGGGGATTCGCACCAGCCCAGAAAAGCGGGAGGACTTCAATCGCCTGCTGACGACGGAAATCGAGAAGCGGGAAGAATGGCTGAATGCCATACTCGGTCGTTATGTCAACATCAAGTCGCCGAAGCAACTCCAGGAACTCTTCTACACAGAGTTCGGTGTCCGGCCAGTCCTCGACAGGGCAACAAAGAGGCCGACCACGAACGATGAGGCTCTTCATCGCATTGCAGAACGAGAGCCCATCCTTAAGCCAATCACACGCTGCATTGCTGAGCTACGATCTTTGGGTGTCTTTCGCAGCACCTTCGTTGAAGCACGACTTGATATCGATGGCAGACTTAGAACGAGCTTTAATATATGCGGGACTGAAACTTACCGATTCGCCTCCCGACAGAACGCATTCGGAAGCGGACTTAATATGCAGAATATTCCGTCAGGGGGAGAGACGGAAGACGATGGCCTTAGTCTTCCAAATGTCCGACAGCTATTTCTACCGGACCCTGGGTTCGAGTTTTTCGATATCGACCTGGATTCAGCAGACCTTCGGATCGTCACGTGGGAGGCGGACTGTCGGTGGATGAAGCAGAACTTTGCAGCAGGGAAGAAGCCCTATGTGGAAGTGATGCGGGAGTACTATCAGGATGGAAGCATGACGAAGGGGAGCCATCCGAGGGAATATGCGATGTTCAAGAGCCTTTGTCACGGGACGAACTACCTGGGCACACCGCAAGGCATTGCTCCGCGGATTGGCCTGGACGTGGATAAGGTCAAGAGCATCCAGCAGTGGTACTTCAAGCTCTGCCCGGAGATTCGCAAGTGGCAGGAGGATGTGAAGAAGCAAGTGGTCGGTAGGCGCTGGGTGCAGAACGTCTTTGGGTACAAGCTGCACATCTTCGAGAAGCCGGAAGGAAACCTGTTCAACGAAGTGATTGCTTGGATTCCGCAGAGCAGTGTCGGCTGCCTCATCAACCGCGGGTATAAGAGGATTGACTCTGAGCACCAGTGGATCGAGGTGCTCTTGCAGGTCCACGATAGCTTGGCGGGGCAGTATCCCATCAGCCGAAGGGAGGAAGCCGGGGAGACCATCAAGCAGGCAGCGGAAGTTGTCTTACCGTATGCTGACCCGCTAACCATCCCCGTTGGCATCAAGACCAGTCAGGTTAGTTGGGGTGATTGTGTCTGACAGGGGCAAGGTATGGGGCCACGCGCCCTGCAGCACCCCTCTGGAATGTGTGAAGCTCCACGAGGTCTGCGAGAACGGGGACAGCAGTGAGGACTTGGGGGAAAGCTGTCCTCATAGACCCGGAGGATGCTACCTTCGCAGGCCACAAGAGGGAAAGCCACTGGGGGAGGATTGGGTTCTGACCTTCCCTAGAACCCGGCCGGAAGGGGATTGGACTGACCTGCAAAAGGTCCGCAAGTGAGTTATTGAGGCGGATTACTCGGCTGTAATCCGCCTCGATTATCCCCTTCAGTCTACCCCCGGTTATCCGAGGGCACCTCTGCCGAGGCCTGCATCTTCCCACGGAAAAAGGATGCGATGCCGAGAATCCCGCCGAGCATCAACCAGACTTCCGACGGCACAACTGGCACGGGGAGCTTCAGCATCGGTAGCACGAAGTAAACCCCGAGCACCATGCCGCCGGTAATAAAGCCGATGAACGGTCGCCAGCTGTACGTTGGCCAATGGTTGGCGACAGTTTCCGCTTGCATAGTCTGATTGACCGACAGGACGACCTGGGCCGCGGACACCAATTCCGTCTTGGCCTGGTCCGTGGCGAGTTCCTGCAGCTTCACCTGCCGATCAGCCTCGATCTGCTTCAACTTCACAAGGCTGTCGGGGTTGGTCAGCGCGGTTGCAACTTCGTCAGGGCTGTTCCCAGTGCCCAACGCCGAAGCAATCATCCCGCCCACGGCAATAGCACTGCCGACAGGTCCCGTCAGCAGTGTCCCGAGAAGTGGCGCGACCTTCCCGACCGTGCCCGCAAGATCCTTCCAGTCCATTACCAAGCCCTCCACCAGAAGCAGTACATGCAAAAAAGGATCATCATGGGGTTAACTCCTGAGCATATTGGTCGCTACGCGGTTGGTCCAGCCCTTCCCGAAAGTCGAGAAGGAAGCCAGACCCGTGTAGTACTGGAGGCGAAGGGCCTGGAGGCGGCGCAAGGCTCGGCTCTGGTCCATCGACTGCACGGCTTGCAGGGTTTTCGGTCCCAACAGTCCATCCACGAAGCTCCCCACAGCTTGCTGGAGGATCCGAATGGCAGTCTTTGGATTCCCGGGGGAGCTGGTATTCACTGCGAGGTCGAACATCTCGAACTTCAGCGAATCCGGCAGCCCGTCACAACCTGCTGGACCCCAAAAGTCCCGCTGGTAGAGGAGCTTGGCGCGGTCCAGCGTGAGGTTCGCAATATCCTCGGCAGGGTAGCTGCGCTTGCTAATGCCGTACTTCGTCTCGCCTCCGGGATCAGCTGGATTATTCACGTAGCCGCCCTCGTGCTGAGGGTCCACGAGAAGGGCGAATGCGTCATCGAAAGTCACTTGTTTTCCTTTCCAGGGCTTCCAATCCCTCCAGTGAAACGCTGCAGGAGGAGCATGAGGCCGCTGGTGCCCAGACTGGAAGCGAGAGCAGCGAGGGCAAACTGGGCAATGGAGGGCATTGCCGGAAACCACAGTAGGGCTACTGGAGCAGAAGCCGCGATGCCAGCAGAGCAGATGGCCCGTCCAAGGGAGATCCGCCAGGTCAGAGGTTCGTTGGAGTTGAGGAGCTGGCCAAGTCCGATGAGCGCACCCATCAGACCGACACTGGTGAAGAGACTGTAGTCGATATCTTCAGGTTTCATTTTTGTCGATGGTGGGTTCGGATGTAACGGCGGATTACATATTCTACCCCAATAGCCAGGCCACCGATGCTGAAGATGTGCAGAACCGCAGAAAGAAGGGTCATAGGCAGGCTCCGGGAGGGGAAGGCGGGGGCGTGGTCGGGCGAATTCTGCTCATAGTTCCGCCGATTGCACGGTGTGGTAGTCGTAGACCGCGCCAGCCGTGAAAGCGCCGGCACTGGTGAGTGAGTAAAAGCCCCACAGCGAATTCGTGCCACCATTAAGCGCTACGTTTGCGCCCGAGCTCGTGTTCCGCACGGCGGCTCCCCCACCTGTATTCGAGTTGTAGACCGTGCCTGTGGGGATGGCGCGCATCTGCACGGGGAACCGTGAGTGATTAAATAGGTTGTTAGCGTCTCCGGCGATCCCATTCAAAGACCCTATGGTTTGACCCGCCGCCCCAGCCGCGAAGCCATAAGTGTAGCTGCTGTACAGATACCGCCATGCCCGGCGCAATTCCTCATCAAACGGAATCCACTCGAATGGTGTCGCCGGCTGGGTTGCCACACGCGCCGGTTCAAGCTGCATGAGCGTGAAGTCGAAGGTGGCGTTGGCGGTTGCGGTGAGCTGAGTTTGCCCAGTGAGGCCAGCAAAGTTGCCCGCCTGCCAGAAACCCGAGGTAGTGGCGTATGTAGAACCGCAAGCAACAGTAACCTCTACATAAAGCCCAATGCCATTATTGGTCAGCCAAGTACCCGTCGTATCTCCGGGCACATAAATTACCTTGTCTTCAAACGTATTCGCGCTGTTGATATTGAATTGCGCGATATAGGATCGACTTCCAGCACCATTGCGCAAGCTCAGTGCATAGGTGCCAGCAACACTTGAACGAACGCGGAAGCTGACAACGACACCCACTGCGCCAGCAGTACCCCAACCAAGGTCGGCTACGCTGTAGCCTTCGACGGGCTGATAACCCCCGTACAGGTCGCCAGCAGCAGGTGCCCCCGCCGTCCCTGTCACTTGGATACGGAGCACATTTTCCGCCGGCAAAATCCCTGACACTGCAAGCTGCGAGCCAGTCACCCGATTTGTGCCGTTGTTCTGCAGTATCCATCCATCGACGGCATAGCCTCCGTTTATCGTCGTGCTCGCCAGCGCCCGCTGATTGATCAGCATCCGCCCATTGCGAACCCGATTGCGCCAACCGAACTGGTTCAGCGCCAGCACATCGCGCACGGTTTGCACACTGGAAGCGACGAAGAGTGCATCGCCCGTTGTGCCAGAGCCCAGGTTGGTGCGAGCAGCAGGAGCCGTTGTCCCTCCCGTACCTCCACTGGCAATGGCCAAAACTCCCGCGACCGTGCTCAGGTCGGCATTCCGTGGATTCAGGAGCTGAAACTGTGTCCCGTCGAAGAACAATGCAGCCTCAACCCCCGGAAAGAGGTCACCCGCAACAAGGGCAGTCGCACCATACTTCGTAATGGGAAAGGTGCCCAGTGCGCCCAAGGCTAGGGTTGCTGCCCCCAGGTTTGCAATGGAAGGCTGGAGATACCAGTTTTGACCTGCCACCAGCGCGGAGAGGCTTGCCGGAAGGGCCGCAGCAGCAATCACAAGCGCATTTGCAGTACCTCCAGCCGTGCCCAAATTGTCGTAGGTGGAAGTGTCAGTGTCATTCAGCCAGCCGCTGTCGATTACAGTGACCTGAGGGACGAATTTCTTTGTGGCCATTGGGGGCTTTCAGCTTGGTTCAGAAAGGAATGACAAGGTCGGAGACAGCGCAGTCTGCCACGGCCAAATCGGACACACCGTTGCGGCCCTGTACGGTGCAGTGTGGATTCGCATCCCCACCATCAGCAAAGGTACGCGCCCAGGGTACGCCCGTAAGCTCTCGGACCCCACGGAGGAAGTCCTGTGGGTTGCGAACTTCCTTGTGATGCTTGCAGACCCGGAAGTTGTCCCAGGTTTTCATCGCATCGGAAGATTTTCGCTTCGCTCCGCACAGGTCGCAGTAGAAGTTCCACTGCCCATCGGCGTAGAAGTCGGCCTGGCCCATGGGGCTGCCCCTTTCAGAAGTTGGTGAGCTGGATGGCAGTGCCGATTAGGGTCTGCACAGAACCCGAGCTTTGTGTCGATTGTAGCGTGTTTCCCGAAAGGGCGATGGACTGCGAGGGTGCGTTCCAGTTCACAACGATGCGAGCACTGGTGCCGTCCATTGCCACAAGGGCAAAGGCCTGGTAGTTTACCGCGTCAGAGACAGGTCCGATGCTGACCGCACAGAGCCAGAGGCCGCGGGAAGGGGGCAGGATGAGGACATTGGTAAGTGTAGCAGTGGCTACCGCCGACACCTGGGTATCAACACGCTGACCGTAGACCCGGCTGGTGAGCTGAGTGAGCCACTTCTCAACCAGTCCGAGTTCCTTCCCCATCGGAGGAACAGGGCTGAGACTTGCCCGCGTGACAGGAGAGATGGCCATTTTCAGTATTCCCAGGCTGTCGCATAGCCCATGGAATGCAGAAGGGGCAGCTGCTTCTCCAAGCGGTGGCCAATGTCAGTCCGGTACATGGGACTGTTGGGGAGTTCCAGCGTCTTCACGATCTTGTAGGCACGCTCAGCAGCCTTGCTGATGAGTTCGTGGCGACCGCTGGCAACGTAGACGTAGTCTCCAGCGGAGACCAGCATCTTCTCCATGCGGAGCTTACCATTGTGCTCACTGGGGGCCTCCCCGAGCTTCATTTCAGCGGGGTGGATGTTCGCTCGATTGCTCTCGTCCATGCCCCAAACTGGAAAGCCCGTCACTTCCTTCTTCGTCAGTCGAGTGTAGGGAAAATCAGGGATTGCAACGACAACTCCGACGGCAGTCTGAAGGTGGGGGTCGAAGCAGTCCCGGCCCTGGAGCAGCTCGCACATCCATTCGACGGGTTCGGGATGGAGAGCCTGCTGGATCTGGAAGAGGGGCCAACCAGGACGGGTTGTGAATTCGAGAGGCCACGGATTGCCCTGCTTGTCGATAATCACAGCCACGTCGATGTAGCCAGTGAAGCCTTGGCGGTAGAGTTCGCCTTCCAGGGGGATGAGCATCTGTTCCGCGAGCTTCGACTGCTCAAGCGTAACGTAGCGCATGCAGGTGCCCATCTCCCCTGTGTTCACTCCCACATCGCTGTTCATCAGCTTCTTGAACTCGAAATTTTCGAGGAAGAACTGAGAGAAGCCGCCGCGGCCGAACCAGCCACCGACTGCCATCTCGATGCCGGGGATGAATTCCTGCAGGATGAAGGGTGCGCGCTTGCGGTCGGAATGCTTCCAGTAGTCCAACATGTATGCCATGTCGGCAGGTCCTTTGGAGACATAGCTGAGGGCCTTGTCGGCATCGCCGCTGGGCTTGCTGACGAACCGCTTCATGCTGGAGCGGACCATCCGCATCGCATCATCGTAGGATGTGAACTCGTGACTGGGGATGGTCGCAATGCCGGCGTTTGCTAGGATTGCTTGCCCACAAGCTCGGTCCAGTTCCCACGCAGTCGTCTCCATGTTCGGACCAAAGATCGGAAAGCCCTGAAGGCGGTAGGCTTCCAGCTGCTGAATGTACTTCGCATTGTCGCTGACCATGATGAAGTCGGCCCAACGCATGTGAGGCTTCCAATCGGGCACCTTCTCCAGCAGGCCGTCCCCGACTTGAGAGCGGGTGCCGTCTTTGCAGGGTCCCATGAACACGCGAACTTGGTGGCCAGCGACTTCGCAACGAAGAGCGAAGTCCAGGAAAGAGCTGGTGGCGTCGATAAGGAGGATCTTCACAGGGTACTTTCGTTATTGGGGTGGATTACTCGGGAGTAATGTGCCTCGATTATCCTACTTCTCATACCAGCGCTTACCACGCCATTTGTCCAGACCCTCATCAGCCGGTGTCGGAGGCAGCACCTTGCCTTCGCGGCGCTGCGTATCCCTATCGGCTTCTTTGGAGAGGGTTTGCGATCCGACCACAATTCCAGCGTCGAAGCCCAGCCGCTTCAAGTCCAGAAGGGTTCCTTTGGGCAGCTTCGGGCCCTCGGCCTTACGGGCAACATCCGCCAGGACCTGACTCATTTCAGGATTCAGGAGTGCCTCTTCACGAATGCGCGCCATTTCTTCAGTTCGGAGCTTGAGGGCAAGTTTGCCACCCAGGTCGAGAGCTGCATACCCTTTGCTAACCCCCATCGGAGTGTTCAACCCCCTGATGCGGCTAAACCAGCCCTTGCCGGTCGTACCTGTGAGCCGCTCAATGGGGTCCTCAGCCTTGCTCAGCTCCACATATGTAGGGGCCTTTGACCGTCCAGCAATCTGCTCCGCTTCGGCGATGGTCATCAGATTGTCCCAATGCTTCGGGCCGAGAGCATCCATCACAGGCTTCAGGGTCTTTTCATTGTCTTTCAGAAACTCGAAGCTCTTGTCGCCGTACTTCGCTGCTGTCATGTCCACGATGCCACGGGCCAGGGAGGCTCGGCTTTCCGGTGTCATTGCACTTGTGAGCAGCGCCTTGAAAATCCGGGGGTCGGTCAACCCTGCTTCTACCAGCTTATTCGGGTCCTGGGCACGAGCAGCAGCCGCCATAACCGTTCTCCGGTCATACTTGGACTGCATCACCTTCAGTTCCCGCTTCCTGTCCACTAGCGCCCCTGCGGTGTCGGTAGTCGCCTGGAGCTTGGCACGGAGTTCGGGCAGCTCCTCCATCGCCCGTGCATGGGCCTTCATCCAGACAGCAGCTCCTTTGGGATTGAAGTCGCCGTTTGCGTCCACTGCCGCACGGCTGTAACTGTCGGTCACACCGTCGTGCAGTAGCTTTGCCGCCCGTTCATCCCGACCGTAGACTGCGAAGAAGTCCTCCAGGCCCTTGGCCTTGTCCCCCGTGCGCAGAAATGCTTTGTCCACGAGGTCTTCAGCATCCGTCTTGAAGCCCTTCTTGCCGTAGGCTCCGACAGTCCCGCCCGCCCCTTGCTTGAAGGTCTTGCTGTATTGCGTATAGTCCTGATTGAAGGTGCGAAACTGTTCCCCGAGTTGCCCAAACTCAGGTCCGTTGTACTTGTCCACCTTCTGCTTCAGCATGTCCTTCACGATGTTGACCTTCCGGGCCTTGTCCACCTGACCCGCGGCGACAAGGTCCATCCACTGTTTGTTGGTTTCCTTGTACAGGGAATGAAGGGTCTCGAAGTTGGCCTCAGTGTTGCCGGGAGTTCCAGGGACAGTCTCCATCCGCCGGATACCACTTTTGCCCATCACAGCTTTCTGTGTAGCCTTGGTGCCTTCGGGGAATTCCTGCAGAATCTTGCTAAAGACGCCGGGCATGTCCTGGAAGGTCTCCCGATCCGCTCCCCTCAGCCTCTCCACCGCCTGCCGAACATCAGTCATGTCTTCCCGCACACCCATGCGCTCAGCAGTGGAGTAGACCTGGGACACCTGCCTGTTCAGCACTGCCTTCGTCTGCTCCTTCTTAGCCCAGTAGAGGTCACGAAGCTCCTCCCCGATCAGTCCTTTGTCAACCGAGCGCTGGTATTGGTCGGAGAGGGCTGTCAGCTGCCGCTCCGTGGTCTTCATTTGTTCCCGAAGGATGCCGCTGTCCACACTGTACTTTGCCCGCGCACCCTCATTCAGCGCAACTTCCTGCTTCGGGAAGGCACCCTCGGTAAACTTGTCGATTGCCATTCGGTTGCGGGTGTCGATTGCAGCAGCACGAGACTGGGCTTCGGGGCTTTTCGTGCTGACCTCCTTGGTCATTGCCACAAGACCAGGGGCGTCGGATTGTTGCGCGATGTTGGGCTGAAACCCTTCCATCCGCTTCATGACCGCGGCCGCTCGGCCGATGTTTTCCTTGCTGGTGGGATTTGCCTCCAGTGCCTTGTTGATATCGGCCTGGACGAGGACTTTGGCAGCATCCGTCTGCTTGCTCTCGTCCCGAAAGTCTTTGACCTTTTCCGCTGCCAGTCGAGAACCTTGTGTGGCTCGGGCGAGGCCTTCAGAGGCGATTTGCACACCCTTGGGACCGAACATACTGCCGAACATCTCGCCAATTTGCCCACCCTGTTCTTTCGTCAGTCCGAGGGAAGGGCCAAGATGCTCGCCCAGTTCCTTTCCCTCCACCGAGCCCATGCCAGCGGCAGTAGCTCCGCCAAACTCAGCCAGGGCAGTGAAGAGTTTTCGTTGGGCAGTGGCGACGGTGCCTGCGCCTGGGATCAGACTTCCACCGACAAATTCAGCGATGCTGCCCAGGTACTCATTCGCCTTGCTTTCCCCACCCCACTGGTCTTTGGGCATGGGAACTTCCAGGTTCTTCCCGCCGTCGTTGATGCGCAGCAGGCCCTCGATGCCCCTCTTGGCCATCTTGTAGCCACCAATGTTCTCCTGATCGGGCTTGTTTCCAAGCTGCGTCAGGAGCTTCTTGTTCTCAGCCTTCTGTTCATCTGTCAGAGGCTTGCGAACGCCCATTGCTTCACCGAGAGCGGCTGCCGGACGGGTCAGCTTCTCCATCCCTCCAAGGGCAGTGTCCAGTCCAGCCTGAATGAGGTCAGTACCGAAGGCAGGAAGGGCCAGCGTTCCAGCCGCACCCTGCTTCATCCTGTCAAGCATATATGGAATGGCACTCTCGGGCTGCTTCGGCGTCGGCTTAGCATCCACAGTGAAGCCTTCGGGCAGGTCGCCGCCTTTTGCTTCCACTGGCTGGTCAACGGTGAAGCCCTCAGGCAAGCTGCCTTCGGCCCACTTGGGCTGCTGCTTCACATCGGTTGCCATTTGCCATCCTTTCTGATCATTCTTGCCCCGTTGGGGCCAGTTGCCGTGCTGCCGTCCGGGGCATCGTTCGCCGTCAGGACCGGCTTGGGGGTTGTCGGAAGGCTGGGAGAGGTTGCCCCGCGGCCGCCACCAGGGGAAGAGTCCTGAGAGCTGCGCTCGAAGTCACCCTGAATTTTAATATTCTCCGGGTCGAGGTCGAACTTCTCTGCCCGACGCTTCTGATCCTTCTCCAAGTTGCGCAGCGCAGGATCAATGGTCATTTTTTGCATCCCTGTGACCATCTCATAAATTTCCTTGCGCTCGCTTTCGGTGTAGCGTCCGGTCAGGCCTCTGGTAACGAAGCCTTCGATCCTGCCCATTGCACTGCCGAAGTTCTTGTTGTCTTTGTAATAGACGTTCGTTGCCCGGCCTTTCATCTCCCCGAGGAGACTGGTGAGGGACTGGCTAATCTGATTGTCGGCAACAGGGCTGTCCACTCGCAGAAGGCCGAGGACGTCTTCGCCCAAGCGCCTGTCCCGCAGCATTGGATCGGCCTGCTTCTGCAGGTCCTGATTGAGTTCCCTTGACTGACGAAAGCTGGAATTCTTTTTAGCATCCGTTACTTTGTCCGCTCTGTCTCGTTCAGTAGACTCAAGAAGCTGCTTGCGGAGTTCGAGACCCTGCTCTCGCAGGGCCAGGTTTCCAGCTTGAATTGCAGCAGTTTGCGCACGAGCTTCACGACGGTCAGCTTGCCTTTCCTCGAATTCCTTCTTCCGTTCGTCTTCCTTCTGGTCGAATTCCCGGCCCTTCTCCAGCGCCGCAACCCGCTCCTTCCCGGACATGCTGGCCATCTGCTGATTCTTGGCCCAGGCAGCAAAAGCCGGGCTGTTCACGTCCTTGGGGATCTTGGAAGGGTCGACTCCCGCGGCAACCGCAGCCTTCCCGAGAGCCAGAGTGTTTTCCGGTGTGGGGCTACTAATGTATTCGGAGGCAACTTCAGCCAAGGTTTCCTTCTTGGCCTGTTGTTCTTTTTGCTGCTCCATGAACAGCTGCTTGGAGCGGTCGGCAGCGGCCGCAGCCATCTCACTCATCCGCCTGGCACCCTCGAAGTTGCCCTGGCCGAGGGCCTTCGCCTCGGCCCCCTGCCACATTTTGATCTGCTGAGCCGAGTCCTGAATGGGCTGGGTTTCCGCAGCCTGCTGGGTTTGGATCCACTGACCCAGTTCGGCCTCATCCTTCGTCCGCTTTTGCATGGCAGCGGCCTGCATCTGACGAAGTTGAGCTTGAGCCTGCTTGTCCTTGGCCTCCGCTTTCGTCAGATCGAGGTCAGCATTGAGCTTTTGCCCCTCAAAGTTCGCGGCAAGGGCCGCTGCAAAGGAAAGTCCTGCCATCAGATGCTCCGATCAGAGGTAGGGAGTGACACCAGCCGCAGCTCCTGTGTCACTGAAGTTGGAGAGAGCATAGCCAGAATAGTCAGTGGGAGTGCTGGAGCCACCACTGCTGAAAGCATTCGTGGCGATGTTCTTGATTGCACCAGTGATCGGATCGATGATCTGCTGCATACCGGCAGCACCAGCCGCCTGCTGTTGTTGCATGAGTTGACCAGCGGCAGCAGGACTTCCCACGGTCGCACCAGACAGGGTCGCCAAACGATTATAGCTCTGCTGGTAGGCGTCTTGATTGAACTGGTTCATCGCCTGCACATTGGAGAAGGTCTGCTGGCGCTGGAGGTTGGCGAACTGATTCGCAGCAGACTCCGCCGTGTTCTCCGTTCCAGCACGGGCGAACTGCGCAGCGAACTCTTGTGAGGCAGCACTTTGGCCGTAGTCCATCAGGGCAGTGGCAGCGTTTCCACTGTTTAGGAGACCGGAAGCTGCCTTGCTCGCCGACACGGCTCCGATGCCCTGAGAAAGTCTCCAGGCATACGAGGGGTCGTTGGAGTTGAACTGATAACCCGGTGTGAGCATCTGCTGCATGAGCTGAAGGCCCTGGGTCGACGTAGGAGCGTTGGCAACGGCATAGTCACCAGCGTTCGTGTTGGTTACTGGG